CAGACAATTGCACTACATACTCTACTATATCAACCAATTATCATAGTCAACAACACCCCCTTCAACCTCACGCGATATTTCTTGGTACACCATATCATACGTATTTTTTTCAACTAATCGATCCCAAGCGGGAAAACCACTTACCAATTCCTCGGGCGTTAGGGCCATCATTCTTATACGCTTAAGATCATCAAAAGAAAGACGGTCCATCATGACATCCTGTAGGGGCCGTTCACTGGTTGCCACCGACCCTAACTGTTCATAAAGAATCCGAAGACGGTCGTAGGCATTCTGACTCGCCGCGTAGGTGGAGTAGGCTTGACCAATGCAAGAAAGCATGACATCTATCTCATCTCGTATTCTCGGTTCACGTGAGTACACAGCGCGAATCATATAATGTCGAGTCTCTCTACAGGGTAAAAATTTCGATTGGCCTGCCCTCTTACAAGGATTCGGTACCATTTGATGTTGAAGAAATGTGGCCCCCTGGTGAACTAGAAAGCCGTCCTTAAATCGAGAACAAAAGGATGTTTCAATGATGTCACGAACATCCATATCAAAGAAATCCTTGCAGAACTGTGCCCAAGATGCCCCGCAAAAGTTCACTGACAAGAAGGGAACGTCGCCCTTATTATAGAGATGATCATCACCATAAACCACTATCTTAAGAAAGCGACGAGTATAAACTTCCAGTTCTTCTTGTTTATCAAGAGGCGTAATAAAGAGAACGTAAGTAAGGAAGGCTGCAAACAAGAATGTAACCACCCAAGAGTCCAAGTGTGACGTATTAAAAGCTCCAGACGGGACACCACCCTTGACCACTACCCACAACTGCCCATCAAATATGTTATACGGTAACACATATTCTTGACAAGAAACTTCACTATTTTCTCTAGAATCGGGAAGTCAGGCGAGGAAGGGTCGAAGTGGACGGACAACATAGACCAGTACATTTGAATCAGGGCGTTGGGCACAGACTGGTCAAATTTTTTAAAGTCTCCTTCAACTATAATCTTCGACCAGCAATTCATCTCATCAATGCCCAAACAATTAGCCAATGTCTCACCTCCGCCTCTCGGCCAGCGATGACCTATACGAATGACCTTTCCTCTTTCCATAATATGACGCTCTAATGATACCATACGTTCCAGGTAAATGAAGACGGCGCTTGGGATATTAAAGAGTCGCAATTTATCCAGAAAGGCTGCCCATTCTTCATCAGAGTACTGCTTCGAAAAGTTAAAAAAATTCTCATTCTTCGTTGGCATAGACCAATCCACATTTGGTTCTACTCCATTCACAATAAAATCATGAATTTGTAAAAGGATCTGTTCGTGAAAGTCTACCTTCTTCCCCTTCGAACTAATTTTTACCTCTTCTCCTGTCGCAGTTCGAACTTTCTCGTTTCGAGCGTTATGGATCCCACTAGACGCACCTAGATACATATCCCGCAGTGAACTAACGGAACATTTCCATTCTTTCGGTTTATCTAGTGGAACCCCCATTAAGGAGTACATTAAATTGATAATTTCAGGTGACATATCCATAATCTTCTTCATATTTTCTGGTTCATGTCGTCTATCAAAAGCTAAAATCGCATCAGCTAGTTTTCGTGGATACATATCCGCCATTGCCGTTACTACATGAGGTCTCCCATTGGTTGTACCGCAGGCCCAGACAAAGCTCGATTGCTGACGCATTGCCAAGGCCCACAGGGGACGTACTCCCTTCTCACATGGTGCACCTTGCGCATCTCGTGCAAAGTCTGACCATACATACTGTTCCATCTCATCCCATGTGTAAGACAGACCTGGCATAATCTTCTCAAACCAGATCATATCTGCCTGCTTTAAGGCCTGTTGAACTCCTCGTGTAGCTGTTGGAAGAACCACATCTGAGGGCCACATAGGTGCAATATTGTATGGAGGTGCAATCACCTTCAAGGACGAATCTTTCGTTAGTTTAGACTTCAAGTAGTGCTCAGTTTCTTGGAGAGGTACACCAGCGAGTCCTTTAGCCCATGTATCCATCCAGACACTCCCATCGGTAAATTGTGTCTTTAGCGGACCCTTTCCTTCCCAGGACAACCCTGACGTCTCCACCCCAATCCCTTGTATCTTTAGAACGCACGTACAATCATTCATATGATCACAATTCACATTAGACAACGTTATTGACCAATTCGTTGCCATATTCTTGCCTTTCGTGTACTTGTAAGCGTGCTGTAAGTGCGGAGCTTGCCTAGTAATACGTTGCACAACGGCGCGACTTGCTCCCGGTTTGTATAACGGGAAGTAAACTGTAATCTGTATATAGCACCGCC